ATGAAAGAGGGTAAATCAGACAAGGCTATTGGCTCGAACATCAAGATGCTGATGAAGGAAGGTCGCCCGATGAAGCAAGCTGTGGCGATTGCTATGCGTAAGGCTGGGAAGCCGAAGCCGAAAGATATGAAATGAAAAAACCAGTTTGGGAAAAGAAACGGCCAAAGGATTTGGGCAAGCCCAAATCGTTGACGCCTGCCGAAAAGCGTTCGGCTATGCGCGCCGCTCAAAAGGCTGGTCGCCCGTACCCCAATCTGATTGACAATATGAGGGCCGCCCGTGGCTAAATCTCCAGCGTGGCAGCGCAAGGAAGGCAAGAACCCCGAGGGTGGCTTGAACGCCAAGGGGCGGGCTTCTGCGCGCAACCAGGGCATGGACTTAAAGCCACCTGTAAAGTCAGGCGACAACCCCCGCCGTGCATCCTTCTTGGCGCGAATGGGGAACATGCCCGGCCCGGAGCGCGACGAGAAGGGGCGCCCCACGCGCCTGCTCCTTTCCCTGCGCGCGTGGGGCGCATCCTCTAAGGCAGATGCCAAGGCTAAGGCCAAAAGCATTAGCAACCGTAATACAGCGAAGGACTAGCTGATGCTTACCGTCGAACAAATTATGAAGCGCCATGAACTGGCACAACGCCGCAAGGATAATTGGCGCCAGATTTATGAGGATTGCTATGAGTTCGCCCTTCCGCAGAGAAACCTCTATGACGGTTACTATGAGGGCGGCGGTTCGCCGGGTCAGAACAAAATGGCTCGGGTTTTTGACTCAACTGCAATTAGCTCTACGCAACGCTTCGCTAATCGCATCCAATCTGGTCTGTTCCCTCCGCATGGCCGGTTCTGCCGCCTTGAGCCGGGGCCGGAAATTCCTCCTGACCGTCGCCAGGAGGCGCAGGCCGCATTAGACTTATACGCAGAAAAGATGTTTGCGGTTCTTCGCCAAACCAATTTTGATTTGGCAATGGGCGAATTTCTTATGGACTTGGCGGTCGGCACCGCCGTTATGTTGATCCAGCCCGGCGATGATGTGACACCAATCCGCTTCACTGCCGTGCCGCAATATCTAGTCGCCATTGAAGAAGGCGCGCACGGCAAGGTTGATAATGTTTACCGTCGCATGCGCTTGAAGGCAGAGGCCATTAAGCAGCACTGGATTGATGCGGAAATACCGACCCGCCTTGCTGCAATGATTGAGCAAAAGCCAACTGAGGAAATCGAGTTGATCGAGGCGACGGTCCTTGACCCAAACCGCGGTGATTACGAATATCATGTCATTTGGCCGGAAGGCAAATCGCACCTTCTGACTCGGCGCATGAAGTCATCTCCCTGGATTGTCGCGCGTTATATGAAGGTCGCTGGCGAAGTCTATGGTCGCGGCCCCCTCGTCACCGCCATCCCAGATATCAAGACTTTGAACAAAACCCTTGAGATGCTGCTGAAAAACGCATCGCTCTCTATTGCTGGCGTTTACACTGCGGCTGATGACGGTGTGCTAAATCCGCAGACCATTCGGATCGTGCCGGGCGCAATCATCCCGGTTGCGCGGAATGGTGGCCCGCAAGGCGAAAGCCTGCGTATGCTGCCGCGATCTGGCGATTTTAACGTCAGCCAGATCGTCATCAACGATCTTCGCATGAACATCAAGAAGATCATGCTGGATGACACGCTGCCGCCCGACAATATGTCAGCCCGCTCCGCGACGGAAATTGCAGAGCGCATGAAAGAACTAGCCCAAAATCTTGGTTCTGCCTTTGGGCGCCTGATTACGGAAACCATGATCCCGCTGGTTTCGCGCGTTCTGGCCGTCATGGACGAGCGCGGCATGATCGAGCTTCCCTTGAAGGTCAACGGATTGCAGATCAAGGTTAGCCCTGTTTCCCCGATTGCCCAGGCGCAAAACATGGGCGACATCGAGAAGATTACCCAATGGGTGCAGATTGCCTCCGCTCTTGGGCCGGAAGGTCAGTTGACGGTCAACACTAGCGCCATCTCTGATTACATAGCCGACAAGCTGGGTGTGCCTGCGGAACTCCGCACCTCTATGGAGGAGCGCGCCCAGGCCGTGCAGGCGGCAGCGCAGATGGCACAAATGCAGATGCAGGCGCAGCAAGGGCAGGCGCCTCAACAACCGGGCATGGAACAAGGAATGGCATAATTGATCGACGCTGAAGGTTGGAATGGGCTGCGGCACTTTGAGCCGCAATCCATAGAAGATGCACGGCAGGAACCAAACGATATTGATCTTTTGTACTTGCGTGTATTCGGCAGTGATGACGGGCAAAAACTGCTAGAGCATTTGCGATCACTGACGATTGAGCAGCCCACATGGTATCCTGGCGAAGATGCTTCGCATGGATATGCGCGTGAGGGGCAAAACTCACTTGTCCGCGATATTGAGCGGCACATTAGGAAAGCGAGAAGGGCATGAGTGACGAGGAGCAAACTGGCGGTCTGCTTGATAGCGCCGAGGCGCAGTCCCAAGAGGCGGCGCCGGAGGAGACTTCAATCCCGCATCGAGAGGAAGATACCCAGCCGTCTGTGGCACAAACCATGGTGGCTGATGCTGATGAGGAAGTAGAGTTTGAGCGGCCCGATTGGTATCCAGAAAAATTTTGGAATGAGAACGATGGGCCTGATCTTGAGAATTTGGTCAAATCCTACAACGAACTTCAAAAGAAGTTTTCGCGTGGCGAGCATAAAGTGCCGGAGGAATACGACACCAAGATTTTTCAAGAGGCTAATATCCCAGAGGATGATGAGCTTTTTGGCGTTTACAAAACGTGGGCCAAGCAAAACGGCGTAAGCCAAGCCGCATTCAATGAATTGGCAGAAAAGTTTATTGGGCTGGCTGGTCGAGAGGCGGAGCAGGCCCAGATTTCCTACAAGGAGGAATACAAAAAACTTGGGCCGAATGCGGATTCAACCATCAAATCCATGACGGATTGGGCGCAAGGCTTGGTGCGAAAGGGCGTTTGGGGCCAGGATGATTTTGACGAGTTCAAGATCATGGGCGGCACAGCACAGGGACTTCGCGCCTTGCAGAAAATTCGCAGCTATTATGGAGATCAGGCAGTGCCTATTGATGTTGGCCCTGTTGAGGGTATGCCATCAAAGGAGGAGCTTAATGCCATGGTTGGCAAGCCGGAATATGTAAACGACCCAGCATATCGAGCCAAGGTCGAAAAAATGTTTGAGAAGGTTTACGGGAGCCAAGACTACTCACCTATGTAACAAGGCCATTCCGAATACGAAAAGAGGCCCCGGTTTGTCCGGGGCCTTTTGTTTGTGTGTTGAATAAAAATCACACTATTGCATATTTACAACAGATTATGTTTTATATTATAGTTCCCCAAATGGATACCCAGAAATGGCCCATTTGAACCGCCTTGGCATGAGGCGCAAAACCGTGCAAGCCGCAGCCCGTTATGGATACCTGTTTGGCGCTTAACCCGTAGTAACTTTTTTATGAAGGAGAACAGAAATGGCCGTTGGCATTTCCAATGCCTTCGTTCAGTTGTTCGATGCGGAAGTCAAGCAGGCTTATCAGGCGTCCCGCGCGCTTGCCGGCGTGACCCGCGAACGAATGAATGTCGAAGGTTCTGTCGTTAAGTTCCCGAAAATCGGGAAAGGTGTTGCGACTGTCCGCGTTCCGCAGACTGACGTTACCCCGCTCAATGTGACCTACTCGCAGGTTTCCGCCACGATGTCCGATTACATCGCGGCTGAATACAGCGACATCTTCCATCAGGCGAAAGTCAACTTTGACGAACGCCGCGAACTGGTGAAGGTTGTCGGTGATGCGATTGGTCGCCGTATGGACCAGCTTGTCATCGACGCCCTCAATTCGGCTTCGTCGCCCTCGACTGTCGGCACTGACATTGGTGGCGTCGGAACGAACATGAACCTTGCCAAGCTGCTTGCTGCGAAGAAGGCTCTGGACACCAAAAACGTCCCGGCTGAAGGTCGCTGCATTGTAATCCATGCGAATGGCCTGTCTTCGCTTTTGGATGAGCAGGAGCTTACTTCGAGCGATTTCGCTTCGGTGAAGGCCCTTGTTCGTGGCGAGATCGACACGTTCCTTGGCTTTAAGTTCGTGACGCTTGGTGATCGTGACGAAGGTGGTCTGCCGCTTCCGTCCACGCGCTCCAGCTTCGCGTTCCATCGTGACGCGGTTGGCCTGGGTGTTTCGATGGCCCAGAAAACCGAAATCAACTATGTGCCTGAGAAGACGAGCTTCCTCGTTTCTTCGATGTTCTCCGCTGGCGCGGTTAGCATTGACGACGAGGGTATCGTCAAGATCAGCAGCACCGAGTAAGGAGGACTGAATCATGGCTTTCGCTGCTTCTGGACTCGGCGTTGTTGCGGCTTCTAAGAAGGGTAATGCTCCTAGCATCTACACCTACCAGACCGCCGACACGATTGCTGACGTTAATACCTCTGGTTACTTCAATGACATTTCGGACACCCTTGCGGTGGGCGATCTGATCTATTGCGTGACCTCGACTGGCGGTACTCGCGTCAGCACCCTTACCCAGGTTCTGTCGAACTCGGGTGGAGTTGTTGACGTTGCGGACGGCACCACGCTGGCCGCTACCGACACCGACTAATTAGACCTGGGGCGGGCATCGCGCCCGCCCCACTTCTAACAAGGGGCGATTATGTCCGCTGGTGATACAAAGCTAACTATTTGTTCTGACGCGCTAATTATGCTTGGCGCGTCTCCTCTTTCCAGCTTTAGCGATGGTACTGACGAGGCGCAGGTTGCGGATCGTCTTTATGACGACATCCAAGACACATTGTTGATGTCGTATCCTTATAGCTGGTCGATCAAGAAGGTTGCGCTTGGGCGCCTGATTGACGCTCCAATCAATGAGTGGAAGTACAAGTACGCACTTCCTGGCGACATTCTTGGCAACCCCAAGGCCGTCTTTTACTCAAGCTCAGTGTCCGCACCGACTACCCGAGATTTTGAAATCTATAGCTTGGGGCTTTACACTAATCTTGAAAGTGTGTGGATTGATTATCAGTTCCGCCCGGAGCCGTCTTCTTTCCCGCCATACTTTGTCAATCTTCTCAAGCATGCTCTTGCTGCATCATTTGCAGAGCCAATTACCGATCAAATAACCAAAGGCCAATATTATCATCAAATCGCTTATGGCTATCCGGCAGAAAACATGCGCGGCGGTTTGATGCGTGTTGCCATGAATATTGATGGGCGCGATCTTCCGCCGCAGAACATTCAAGACTTCCCGCTGACGGATGTGCGTGGATGAGCCGGATTATCCAAATCCAAAACGATTTTACTTCTGGCGAAATGGACCCAAAGCTACGCGCCAGGACTGACTTGGCGCAATACAAGTCTGGCCTGTCTACCGCGAGAAATGTTTCCATTCAGCCGCAGGGTGGCGCCAAGCGTCGAGATGGAACGAAGTTTCTTTATGAACTCGACGCCGGAGCCGCCAATGCGGTTCGCATGGCGCATTTTGAGTTTAGTGTGTCCGACAGCTATATGCTGGTTTTCACGCCGGGCCGCATGTACGTTTTCAAAAACCGCGTCCTCATAACCAACATCAATGCAAGCGGTAACGATTATTTAACCGTCTCCAGTTTGACGGCTGCGATTTTGCCGGAAATGAATTGGGTCCAATCGGCAGATACCGTGATTATTGTGCATGAAGATTTGCCACCCACTAAAATCGTGCGTGGCGCCACTGATGCTGATTGGACGGCCAGTGAAATTGAATTTGATTTTGTGCCAAAGTATGCGTTTGAAATTGATACGCATGTGACCACCTACAATATTACGCCGTCAGCCGCGAGCGGGAATGTAACCCTCACCGCATCTGGCGCGACAACTGATACTGGGTCGGCGCAAGCTGGATCAATCAGCACGATTACGCTGAAAAACGCAACATCATTTACGTCTGATGACCAGCCCAATGGAATGTTTGTTACCATCACATCCGGCACTGGCAGCGGGCAATCTAGGCACATCGAGGATTATGTCGCGTCCACCAAGGTTATCACGGTTTACCCCGATTGGGATACGGCGCCGGATGCAACGTCAAACTATAAGGTGGAGCCATTTGCCGCCCCATTTGTTGATGAATACATCAATGTTCTGAACGGGTTTGGCCGCGCTAGAATTATTGAGTTTGTCAGTGATACCGTAGTCAAGGCTTACGTTGAGATTCCATTTTTTGACACCAGCGCAATCAGTGCTGGCGATTACGAGACCGAGCATGGTTATGATGATGCTTGGTCGGCAGCGCGTGGCTATCCACGCAGCGTGACGTTCCATGAAGGGCGTATGTATTTCGGCGGCACAAAGGCTTTGCCCTCCACCCTTTTCGGCTCAAGGGTAGGTAATTTTTTTGACTTCTCTCCCAATGAGAGTTTGGATGATGATGCGGTGCAGGCCACGCTGGACACGGGCACGTTCAATGCCATTGTCGATATCTACGCAGGCCGGCATCTGCAAGTCTTTACAACCGGCGGCGAGTTCTATGTGCCGCAGGCGCTGGATGAGCCGATCACGCCAACCAATTTGATTGTCAAAAAGCAAACCTCGTATGGTAGCAAGCCCGGCATCCGATTGCAAAACATTGACGGCGCCACGATCTTCGTCCAGCGCCAGGGCAAATCGCTGCAAGAGTTTTTGTACACCGACACGCAAAATGCCTACACCGCAGCCAAGATATCATTGCTGTCCTCTCATCTTCTCAAGTCGCCTGTTGAGATGGCGGTGCGTGTTTCGACATCTACGGATGAGGGTGACAGGCTGTTGATCATCAATGACGATGACGGATCAATTGCATGCTACACCATCTTGCGGTCGCAAAACGTCATTGCTCCGTCTGAGTGGACAACGGACGGATCATTTATTGGAATTGGCGTTGACGTTGATGACATTTATACGGTTGTCAAGCGGACCATCAACGCCGCAAATGTTTATTACGTTGAGGTCTTTGACCCGAATGTTTTGCTCGATAGCGCCAAAACCGGCGGCGCTGCCGCATCAGTTACGATGGACCATCTTGAGGCTGAGACTGTAAAGATTATCAGGGATGGCGTGGTTGAACCAGATCAGACCGTTCCGGCGTCTCCCTACACCGTTACCTTCGCGGAGTCGGCAGCCACCAGCTATCAGGTCGGATTAAACTTTACGCCGTCAATCATCACGCTTCCGGTGGAGCCGCGCCTTAAAAGCGGTTCGCTGCGGGGATTCAAGAAGCGCATTTTTGAGGTAAATGCCGAATTGTTTGAGACGCAAGCTATGACGATTAATGGCAAAGAAGTGCCATTTCGTAGATTTGGCACCAATCTTCTTGATGATGATGTTGCAGAGTACACCGGCATTAAAACGCTTCACGGCATTTTGGGTTATGGGTATGATGGCCAAATTACTATTGGTCAGACAGTGCCGCTGAAAATGACGCTGTTGGGTATCGACTACAAAGTGAGCATAGGACAATAACATGGCTCAGGCCCTACCATTCGTCGCTGTTGCTCTTGGTGCCATGGGTGCGGCGGCTCAAGTCCAGGCTGGCAAAACAACTGCCGATGGATATATGGCGCAGGCAACGCAAAGCAGAACCCAGGGCAAGAGTGAAGAATTAAAATACAAGCAGCAAGGCGTGGCTGTTTTGGACAATATTCTTAGGACG